TACTAGCCTGGATGCTATCGTTGCAGATGAGGACATATCATCTTTTGCTGCTGGCAGTACCTGCACGATAGATGGGCAACCTGATGTGCCTAGGCCACTAGTAGTAACTCTGACTGATGCTGACGACTCCATAACTGGAATGACCATAGATATCGTAGGTACTGATGAGAATGATATTGCCCTAGCTGAAACCTTCTCCTACGTCAAAGGTGATAGCAAGACCATCATAGGGAAGAAGTACTTCAAGAATGTCTACTCAGTCACTGCTGCACAGATAGCTGGAGTAGGCGCTTCGGACATTCTGGATATAGGCTATGGTGCTTATACTGATGTCTGGGTCAGTCTGGCTAACAAGCCTATCAAGTGGGGCAGTGAGAAGGACGTAACTGACGAGGACGCCAATGCTCTCACCCGCAATACTGACTTCTACATAGACTATTACAACGGGAGGATTAAGGCTATCAGTGGTGGCGTAGCATCTGATACTGTTACCATCAGCTATACTAAGAGCCAGCTTGAAGTTGACCTATCATCCTTACCTGACCTTATCCGAGTAGAAAGAGCTGAGTACCCAGTTGGCTCATTACCTCAATCTTTCGTGCCGTTTGACATATGGGGCAATATCCTGGGCGTGACAGGAGGGGCTGAAGCGGACACACAGGGGCTTATGGCAGAGGACAAACATATACGGTTATATTACGCAGCAGAACATCAGCCGCCTACTGAATACTCACCTGGCTCAGTACCAGACTTCTTAGAGAATACTGTTATCCTTGCCGCCAGTGCTTACGCCCTATTCACATATGCTCTCAAGCAGGAGCTAGCGGCAGAGACTCAGTTCACTACTGCTGGTACTAGACTAACCAGTGCTGATACTGCTCACACTGCACTAGGTACTGCACTGACTAATATCAAGAAGTATCTAGACAATAACTCCGATGCTGATGCAGCTGGGATACTGGCAGACATTACCACTGATGCAGCTGCTCTCCGAGATGCCATAAAGGATGCTCTAGATGCAGCTAACGCCTATCTGGATAGTGTGGATACTGACATCTCCAATGCCGATACTGTAAGGGACAGCTATATAAATACTACTGACTATGTTGATGGCGGCACTGAGCCTGATATTAAGGCCTATCTGGAGTCAGGTGATGCTCTGCTAAACACAGTAGCAGTTGGGGCTGAGGGTACAGATGTAATGGAAGCCTACCGCAGATATGCTGAGACTGTCAAGTCAGCACTGGTAGGAGCCTTTGAAACTGACCGAGCTATGTACTTACAGAACGCTACTAATAGAACCAATGCTGCTCTGGGTTATGTGCAGGAGGCTGCACAGCGTACTAGCAATCTCAGAAGCTACATAGAGCAGTCAGCAGGATACAATGCTATAGCCTCACTCTTTGCTAGAGAAGCAGAAGCCAGACTAGCTGAAATTAGTGCGTATCTCAGAGCAGCTAGCACCTATATTGAGGCTGCTGGAGGCTACATGGTTATGGCAGACAGGTTCCGCACTGAGGCTATTGAGAGAAGGAATGAGGCTTGGAGTATCTGGAAGGACCGCCGTCAATATATAGGAGACTTCACAATGTCATCTGTGAGGCAGATGCCTCAATAGGTATAGGAGCTAGTCAGCCCTGCTGGCTAGACTCCTCTGAATGGCGGAGGCAGGGAACAGTTGCCGACCTTGCCTCCGCAGCGTTATTGTAAGAGAGAAGCAATAGATACTACCGAGGAGGAGTATGGCGATGAGTGCTGTTAGTATCCTCATTGTTTATCCTCTGGGGTGACTAACTTAATTCTTCTTATCCCATAAGCGAGGCAACCAAACCTTATATCATCATCGCTTTCACCATGCTTAAAGGGATACTGCTCTCCGTATAAACCAGTAACCATAAAACCATCAGGAATTATGTCATACCACTCACCAGGTATCAGGTATACATCTTCATCTACCTCAAGTAGTTCAGTTGGGGATTCTTGTCTACCAACATCAATACTTAAAACTTCATCGGGGGCATTGATAATAGGTATCTCAACTATATTGCTCAATGGCTTGTCTCGATTCTTGGCTATGAGGTTATTCATACTATCCCACTTTCGGAAGCCTAACCCCTTTAAGATATTCCAAGGCGCATTGTTGACTATGGCTTCAAAATCGGTCTTATTTTTAGGCTTCCAAGTAAACTCTAATGGTTCAGTTCTCTCAAACTGTGGAGTAATAATCGTAATCTCATCGCCAATGTTTTCTTTTAACCATTTAACTAATTCTTCCATTTGCTTATTCCTCCTTTGTACACCTCGCTCCTATTCCCATCTCCAGGTCTGCTTTACTTCAAAAGGTATGCGGAAGCCTGGTATATTCTCCAGCTCCTCTACTGGAAACTGCACATCTCCATCTATAGTGATACTGTCATGTACTGTGATAGCCATGACAGGAGGACCTAAGCCTCTCCTAGCACACAGCAGTATTGCTCTTTTAATAACCTCTCCATCAGAGCCGAGAATAGGATAGTTAACAGCCTTCCTCTTCATAGCATCTTCATCCTCTTCAGGTATCCTTATCCTTCTACCAAATAGAGTAGGCTCCGCCCAACCAGTCCTCAGCCCTTCCCTCTGCACAGCAGTAACCCAGTCTGCCACACCCTTATATGTCCTGAACCAGTCATCCAAAAGTCTTCCACATCTTCCTATGTCTTTAATCTTTGCCTGTTCACTAATGGTCTTGGCAGTAGCGCCATAAGCAACTGCGAAGTTCAGTGTCTTAGCTAGCTTCCTTGGCACTCTCATCTTATCAGCAGTGTGCTGATGAATGTCAGCCTTCTTTGGGTCAGGGTCTCTGAGCACTCTGAGCATGTCCCTGTCCTGAGTTTTTTCTGCTAGTAAGTATAGGTGCTCACGACTATAATCACCTGTTGTGAACATACCACTATCAGGCAGAAGCATGAACCTTGCTCCAGGGTCTCCGCTTTGCCTATCTGCTGATGGTATATTCTGAATGTTCCTGTTGCGGCTATTAAGTCTGCCTACTACAGTGTCTGTATAGTATTCTGTGTAGAACCTCTCCTCTCCAGCTAGAGGCTTAAGATATGTGCTAAGGAACTTAGACTTCTTTCTATACCCTAGCACTGCTGCTGCCATAGGGTCATCAAGGAACTCTAGATTAGACACGGCAGTAGATAGCTGAGGCTTCTTCTTGTTCTTAGTAAAAGGTAGAAAGTTACCTCTCTTAGCTAGCACATATCCTACTTGTTGAGGACTTCCAGGATTATCAACCCCATAGGATACTACCTGCCTACGATAGAACTCTACCTCATCCTCATACTGTGCCTCTAAGGTAGCTCTAGCTTGCTGGTCTATCAGTATGCCTCTAAGACTAAGGTCAATCAGTACAGGAATAACAGCCATCTCTACCTGAAAGTAGCCAGGATACTTCTCCATAATCTCTGGCAGATACTTCAGATATAGAGCATAGGCTACCCTGGCATCCTTCTGGCACTTAGTAGCTACTTCCTCTGGAGGCACATCTATCATAGTACCCCCAACCTTGTATCTTCTTATGATTGATGATGCATCTTCAACATCATATCTGCTAAGGTCATCACTGGCCAGTATACCTAGGGTTGTTTCTAATCTGCCCAGTAGTCTAGCCGCTACATTAGTATCCCACAGATTGCTTCTGTCTATCTCTGGTAGCATAGGAACCATAGGCAGCACACCCAGGTCAAACATAGCATTGTGAGCTATCTTGCAAACTCTCGGATTACTTAATAGAGGTGCTAGTAGAGCAAGCTCTCGAGGTGGCTCTGGATGGACTTGGAAGTATATAGCCTCATAAGGCGAGAATGCTATAGCAAAGCCTAGAGGCATTCTTTCCTTGAGACTAACAGTCTCTGCGTCTATGGAGATTGCAGATGGAGGATTGTCAAGAAAGAATTGGAATCTCTCTTTAGCATTGCCTTCTCCGTAATAATAAACAGGCATTATCCTCCCTTGTGCACTCGGCTATGATGTAGTTGGCAGAGCCATCGTACTTCTAATGGCTTAGAATAATCATCATGATGAGCTTGAGTGTCCAGGCTGCCACATACCTCACATGGCTGCCTCTTTAACTTTGTATAACTTACCTTATTATGAGCTGAGGTCTTTTCAAAGTTAATGAACTTATATAGTCTAGACCTCCTTCTAAGTGCAGTAGCGTTCATTGTATAGTAGTTCTTCCTATACTTATGGTATCGTTCTTTATTGTTGCTGCGCCAGTCCCTTTGCTTATTGTTATGGCAGGACTTACAGTAGTATGGTCTTCTATTACCACTAGGAGACATCTCATCAGGCCAGAAAGCCCCTTTGCACCTAGCGCAAATATAGAGCTCCACTATGACCTCCTTAAGACTATAATTGATTCATCCTCCACCACCTCTATCCCCTTAGCTTTCCTAGCAGCAGTATATGGCATACCTGGTGCTGCCCATCTGAAGTGCTCAGCTGGGTCATAGGTGAAGCCAACTCTGATACTAGCATCTATAGCCTTCTGTGTTAATAGTACTCTATTACCTTCTCTAATATGGTCTTTGACAATCAGGGTCATACTGCCTGGAGATGTCAGAGTCTCATAGCACTTCTTATATACTCTCTCCATCTCCTCTGCCCAGATAAACTCTGACATAGTACCAAGGTTTAGCGGAGACTTACTATACTCAGCGAAGTCATACCCTGTATCTACATTCCAGCTATCAGTGCCTTTGGTCTTCATAATAGTTGCGTACTGTGGTGAGAACACTATATGATTAGCAAGGTTAGGCACTGGCAAGAATGTCTGGCAAGGCATATTGATGGTACTAGCCATACCGCTAATACCTGGTGCTATCTCCTCCATCATAGCTACTGATGCTAGCTGCATCTTATAGAACTTCTCGCTAATCTCTACGCAGATTACCTTACGGTCTATAAGTGCGCCGACTAAGATAGTACCAGTACCAGCCATAATGTCTAGTAGAGTATCCCCAGGCTCTGATACATACTCTATGATAGCCTGGACAAGGTAGACATTTGCCTTGGCTGGATGCTGATTTACTTCCTCAGGGAATATCTTCTTACGATAATCAGAGTCAGGAGGGAAAAGTAACCAGCCCTTATCATTCCTGCTATACTCTGGTGCGAAGCTTTCTCTCATGGTCTCTCCTCCAGTTCTTGGATTTTACCCATCTACGCTTGCACTTTGGACAATGGAATAATACCCTATCTGCCCCGCCTATATGCCATACTAGTGGTTCCTTACACTTGAAGCAGTAAGGTATCATAGCTAAGTATATATTGTTCCATCTTTGCCTGTTAATTTCAGCATCATATACTACATTATAAGGAACTTCAATAGTCTTGGGAGGGTTTCCGACTAGCCCTTGAATAGTATCTATGCCTCTTACTTTTGTCATATCTCTCTCCCCAAAGCTGATAGTAGCCTTTCTGCCATCTTCCTTCCAATGCCCTCTACCTCAGTAATATCAGATACACTGCTGGTAGCTAGGTCTAATATATTACAGAACTTCTCAGTTATAGCCTTAGCCTTCACTTCACCAATCTGTAAACGGTAGGCATTAGATAGAAACATCAATGCCTTGAGGAATGGCTCTGGCTCCTTGACCTGTATCCTTGGTTTAATGACTCTCTGCAAAGTAGTATGCTCTTCTGGTGGCTTCTGCTCATTGCGGTAGATAGTCATAAGGAGTCTAGCGGTCTCTACCCAGTTGATAGTCCAGTATGTGGTGATGCCAGCCTTAGCTAGCCTGTGTAGCCAGACATAGAGCATAGACACTGTAGCATTGTAGCTATGCTCAGAGATATAGTTATTATCTACCTTATAAGCAAATGTGCCTCCAGCTGTGCCTCTAGTAGATACATCAGTGGAGGCACGAGAATGCTTTCCTTTGACTGCCAGTCTGATAGGGCTGATGATACCTTCTATAATCTGGTAATTCTCATCTGCCTGTTCGTAGTAGTCTCTCAGTTGGTCCTCAGCCTCATCTATATTCCCTAGCAACTCACCAGCCTGCTTGCGACTGAACTGTAGCCGCTTGCCTTCATAGTTGCCGAAAAAGTAATCGCTTATATGCATACTATTCAATGGAGATACTACTACTGGCACAGCCTGTTGGATAAGCTTGATGAGTTCAGCGGGCTCAGAGTTATCAGCTAAAATCATCTACTTTTCCTTTGGCTTCTCTATAACTGCCTCTACTTCCTTGCTCTCATCCACATCAGGCTCTGGTCTCAGGTCCTTGGCTACTCGTATCTGGTCTCCTCTATCTCTAGGCGCCATGTTATCTAGCGGAGTACCAGGAGGTAGAATAGGACCTGATGGAGGACCTTTGACTTCCCGAGGAGCAGGCTCTGGCTTTGGCTCTTCAGTAGCTACCTCAGCAAAGGCTGCTCTGGCAGGAGATACTTCTTCAGGTGCAGGAGTTACATCCTTTAGAGTATCATCTACTCCTAGCTCAGTTGCTAAACTTCCAGATGTAAGAGCTTCATCCAACTTTGCCTTTGCCTCCTTCCTTGCCTCATCTGCCTTATCCTTAGCTACTATCTCTTCCTCAGTAGCCTCAGCCACATTAGCACCATCTACCGCAATCTCTATAGCCTCGGGACTTATCTCAGGCACCCAACGGATAGGAATAGTAACACCAGGCTTCCTCGGGTGCGGTACTGAGGAGAACATTGGGAATACTATCTCTACTGGGTCTACGTTCTTAGACTGGAAGAGATAGTTGCGGATGTAGGCGGGCAAGATGTAGTTGATGTCCCTTTTCTCAATTTGCATCTGTTTCTGGTCTGTGTTTATAATCATTCTTCCTCCTGTAATAGATTGTAATGTAGCTTCCTATGGCACTCTGCGCATAACCATACTACTTCTAACGGCTTATCGTAGTTCTCGTGATGACCTTGAGAGTTGGAACTGCCGCAGATTACGCAAGGCTGTCTGCTTATCTTGCCTGCTCTTATTGCATAGTTTAGGCTATCATTAGCTGCGGCTTTCTCTGGATTATTAGCTCTGTTCCTTATAGCTCTTTCTTTTGCAGGTTCAGGATTACTTGCATAGTAACTCCTTTCATAATCTCGTTGTTTAGTTCTATTCCTAGAGCGCCTTTCTCGCTCATTCTGATTATGGCAAAGCTTGCAGTACTCATAGTATCCTCCTGAGCACATTTCATCTTTCCAGAATATTTGTCTGCACCTAGAGCACTTATATAGTCCTAGCTCTACGTCAATAATCATTTGAGCATCATTCCAGCGAGGTTTTCCTTCCTAGAAATCCACATATATTTGACTTCCACATTCTCTGTCATTTGCCATATCCTCATAGCAAGCTTCCTAAGGCTAGGACTAGCAATATGGTTCTGCCTTGACAACTGCTTAACAATGACCTCATTATCACACAGCACTAGCACTGGCGGAGGTAGCGGTCTTGGAGTCTCCTGAGATGGAGTAGCTACTTTGAAGAAGTCGCCACTATCCTTAGTCATATCATACTGCCTAGCATCCAGCTCCTTCTGCCACTTGAGAAAGTACTCATTGAGGCCATAGATGATAGCCATATATTCCGCCTCCATAGATGTATGTCCTGCTGGTAGAGGCTGGTAGCCACTACCTCCGCCATCAAGATGATAGGCTATACCTGAAGGATTAGCATCAGTATATAATTTAGGCATTAGTTCTGCCTCCCTCCAGTACTTGCATCCACTCTAATGAATTCCTCCGCCCATTCCGCTCTCTTATTTACTACTTTGTTTAGCTTCTCATTTATTCTTTGCTTCAGATACTTTATTCTATCTATATTGGAGTTGATAGCAGATGTGGTGTTTTCTATGTCGGTGTCTGCGAACGAGTAGACTAATAGTCTGTACTCTTTCTGGCAGAATCTACAGTACTTTGTTCTGGTTGAGAGTTCACCTCCCCAACCAGATATTTCAGGATGTGCTAGTCTGCCACAGTGAGGACAGTGAACCGCTGGCATGAAGTTATAGTCTCTATCCACTACTTCCTCCTCTCATCATATCTCTTAAGTTTATAATAGCCTCATAGCTAGCTACCACCTCCATACCAACTGCCTTCAAGCCCATGCCACTTATGCCACACTTAGCAATCTTGGCTACAGGATACTTCTCCTTAACATTCCCAGGTAGCGTCTGCTCTGTAATTCTAGTCCACACTACCAGGTCTACCAGCTTAACTGTTTCCTTGAAGCCATCAAGGATTATCTTGCCAGTCTTACCTTCTACCATCCCACCTTTACCATCAGGCACAGTGCCATACTCATCAGTTGGGTAATGTACTAATACAAGATTCTTCTGGAATGACCTGGCAGTATGAAGCAGTTGCCTCATCCTATCATTAGCAGGCCCATATTCTATAGGCTGTAGCCTCTCACGATAGTCATTCTCACTGAAGGGAGCACCAGGCTTATCCTTCATGTGCCTAGCCAGTTGTCTCTCCTGTATCATCTCTAGCTCTGTCTTATGATTGATATTCCAGAGGAGGGTAGAGGAGTCTATTATGATAGTAGCAACTGATGCATCTTGGCAGGCGTCTACAAAGTCCTGCACTATCTCTTGCCACATATCCTTCATGCCTTCTACCTTCTTAGGAATATGAATCCTAGATGAGGCATCAGTGGTCTGTCCCATTAGTTTGCTGGCCTGTATGGGCATAGGATAGCTCTTAGTTACTATGCCTGTAGTGTCCTCTAGTCTCCAAGCAGCTCTCCTGTAGCCTCCGACATCTATATCAAAGTGTCTTATTGGGCGAGGGAAGGATAGTGCCATGGATGTTTTACCTGTACCCTCGTCTCCTACTATAGCAGTAATACCAATGTAGTTATCCATTAGGCCACAGCTCCTTTATATCCTTCTCTGCTTGATTCACCATCTTCTCCTCCTCTCTGCTCTGCTTCTGCAAATGGTATATGCTTAGGCAGCATGAGAATATAGCAAAGTCTACATTAGTATTCCTGATTATCTTCTCCTCAAAGCCCTCACCTTCATCCCTGCCTATCCTGATAATTCTACACTGCTGAACAGGATTACCTTTCTCTTCCAGTAGAGCTTTGTATGCTGCTATCTGATATGAGTATTCAGGGTGTAGAGTCTTACCTGTTTTGTAGTCTATCAGAGTAGGAGTACCATCTAGCAGGCAGTATAGGTCTGGAGTACCGCCAACCTTAAGTTCATCGGATACCAAGGGCTCCTCAATAATCTTAGGCTCTAGTGTATGGTTCTTCTCCCAGTTCAGATATGATGCAAGACAGTTATTAGCAGCGGCAACTTGATTAGGTGAGTAGTCACTGGTATCTGGAGCTTCTCCTTTTAGATGGCACATGATAAGGTAGTGAGCAAGAGTGCCTATGTCTGCCATAGCATCAGTGTATCTGGTGCTATCAATGCCTTGTAGTCCTAGCTTATTAGCCCAGGTGATGAGCTGAGGCTTTGCTAGTAGACCTACTACTGTAGTAACTCCAGGGACTATGTTGTTGCTAGAGTCTCTATATCTGGTATGTGCTTTAGTCTTATCTACCATGTATGATACTCCTTAGTGCCAGCTAGTAGCCAGGGATATTCTCTCTTCAGCCCTAAAGCTAGGTTCTCATAAGCTACTTTACCCTACCTGCCCTTTCGGGTAGCTGGCACCTTGCTGGCTCGGCCAGTTTTCGCTCCCCTGCTATGCAGAGCCGATAGTTTAAGGGCGCTACCCTCGGAAGACACCAGCAAGCTATTATTTTGTTAAGCTACTACCTTATGGTAGACGCCGTTCTCGTCTACAGTAAACTGCCCACTTGCAACCATAGTATTACTGAACGATGTAGGTGCGGATGGAGGCATGGAGATGGAGGCTAGTAGAGTAGCATCGCCTCGGACTATAGGGTCGGCTAGAGCAGCAGCGTTGAAGTCTGCCAGAGTCTTACCATCCAGTAGGCCTATAGCTTTGTCTAGAGGAGTAACTCCCTGACCTCCAGCAACTCCGAAACCTTCTACTGAGTAGACCATCCAGGTAGGAGTAGGTCTATCCTCATCTGCTCTGCCATCATAGAGCATAGGTGGTGCTGGTCTGCCATCCTCTCCATCAGCCATCACTAGGCCTATTCTCTTGCCAATACAATCCTTAATATCAGTTCTATCCTTCGGCGCTATGTAGTTAGGATTGCTAGGGTCTTTCTGCTCGGCTGTGAGGACAGAGTCCACAATCTCATTGAATGTCTCAGACAACACTCCCCACTTAGACTTCTTTCTGTTGGACTGACCGAACTGTGGTGAGAAGATGGGATAGTGGTAAGGCTCAGCGGTCTCAATAACTTCCAGGTCTTTGATGTTAATGGTTATCTGGGTAGTTGTTCTAGCCTTCTCTCCTTCCCCATAAGTTCTGGGCTCTGTGGGCATACTGTCCAGGATACCAGTAATTCTCCGTAGCGGAGTTCTTATGTCCCCGTCTACTAAGCCTCTAGTGCTTGGGCCTTCTGTTACCATGTTTTCCTCCTATATGTAATAGTTTCAGAATGATTATTGGTGCTAGAAGATTAAGTGGTATAAGGATGGCTACTATTGTTATCTCCTCAATGTATCACCTCCTTGCGGGTATAATATATTGTATCACAGAGTGCGGTAAGGTGTCAATACCATAGGCACTGGTATAGGATGCGATAAAAAATAATGTATTTATTAAATAACATTATCACAATTATACGTTACTCCATACTGGCTTCTAATAACTTCCTTAACAGAGCTAAACTACTGGTATAATGACGTTCTAGTAGATAGTACGAGCCTACCAGATAGCCTAGCCTCTGTATATCATCAGTACAAATAACGAAGTCTGGATTCCTTTTAGTTGTTGTATGGAAGATTAGCATCTTGTCCTTAGCAGTAGTTTCACAGCTGCTGTAATCCTCCACGAACTTGCTTGAGATGGATAGTACATTCCACGCCCTTTCCTTATACCTGATGTCTGCTACGAAGGAGTAGCTGCCGTACTCAGCATAGATAGTAAATGGGCAACTGTTGTCTAGTCTACTTACACTATAACCCATATCTGTTAGCTTGCGTACTATATGCCTTACTGCATTCTCATGTAGCTCAGTTCCTTTGTCTCCCATTGTAGCCTCCTCTAAGATATTGTATAAATGGTTATGTATTATACACTAAATACATTATTTTTTATCGCCCTACTCCAGAGTAGATAGGTCTGCATCTCCTCTAATCTCCAACTCATTCTCTTCCGATTCATCTATAGGCCTACGCCGAGATAAGATACGAGGATGTAGAGTATCCTTATCCCAGCGGAGTGTAATGAGAGGCAGGAGGGCCTCTGCGTTGCGATGCTTAGTGAAGACAAGGTTGACACGAGTCTTAGTTTCATCTCCTTGTGCTGGGTCTATGCGGAGAACAGTATCAGCCCAGCGGACTAAGGCTCTAGAGCCAGTAGCATCCTGACTACCAAGAGATAGCGGAGTACCCTTCTCGTCAGTTACAGACTTCCTGGTATGGTGGATGATAATAGTGGAGATGCCTACACCAGAGCGGTTACCTAAGTCCTCCATAAGGATGTCAAGCTTCTCTAGCATAGGCTTAACATCTTGCTCATCAGATAGGTTGCGGTTAAACATCTTGTATAGAGGGTCAAGGATTACTACTAGAGGGGCAGCTGGTAGATAGGATATGCAGGATTCTATACTACGCTTGAGGGACTCAAAGCCAGAGGATTCATCTATGTGGATGAACTGCTCTGTGCGGTTTACTACACCAGAAGGATAAGCATACTGGTTGGATAGTTCCTCCAGCCTATCAGGAGACGTATTGCTGTATTTAGATATGTAGATGCTCTTACTGCCAGTACAGTACTTTTCTGTCCTGGCTCTATCTATATACATAGGAAGCTCTACCTGGAGCTTGAGGGTATTAGATGGAGTAGTACGGAAGCCTAACCATTTAGTGCCCCGAGCCAGACAATGGGCGGTATGTAAGGCAAGCATAGACTTCCAGCTACCCTCGTCTCCAAAGATGAGCATCTTGTTACGGATGTTAAGGACTCCATCTGAGATGATGCGAGTTATAGAAGGTGGAGTCCATGAGAGTAGGTCATGAAGAGTATATAGTTGCTTATCATAAGAGTGGAGTTCACTTGACATCACCAATCCCTTATTATGAAATTAGATAGCTACTATAGGAACGGTTAGTTAGCTGGACTGTTCAGCATCAATTAGTTTCTCAATGGCTAGGCAGAGGGCAAGGGCAGGAGTTCCAGCTTCAGCATAATGGTCTTTAGCACTTCCATTGAGTTCACAGTGGAAACCTATATTAGGATATTTACCCGAAACTGGGTAGGCTAAGATGCTCACTGGTCTTAAGCTCTCTAACATCTTTGGCACTAGCCACTTAAAGCAGGCGTCTAGGGATTGAGTGAAGTCTGGGACATTTCTTTTGTAGAGAACTGCCCCTTGCTTTTCTAGCGGGTCAAAAGCAATCATACCAAACGGTGAATCAGTTATATCTTTCCATCCTGCCCACTCTGCCAGTTTCTTGTTTAGATACTGTTCATCCATCTTATACCTCCGATGGTATCTAGTATCATTATACCATACTCAGGTGTCAGGTGTCAATCTTATAGGAATGTTACATACTGTAATATATGTTTTCTCCATCTGCTGATGGTACTACGGTCTACCTCCCAGCCTAGCTTCTGGCATACATCAGTCAGGCTGCCAGTGAATATCTCCCGCTCAAGGCGGATATGATACTTGGTCTCTACATAGCGCATTAAGGATGACTTGGGGAAGTAGTCTGGCAGGTCATCTAGCTGGAGTAGCCGCTTAGTACCAGGCTCTACCTTCTCAATGCCTTTGCGCTTGAGGATGCGTCTACGGAGGGATGAGATGGAGATGTTGTCAGACATTAGTGCTCCTGATAAATTCTCTTAAATCTGAAATAGCATTAGATAACTCATCACCTGGAACATACAGCCTGTCCCATCTATTCTTAGTTCCTCCACAGGCAGACCAACCATTAGTTGGTTCAAAATGCTCACTATCCATATCAAACGACTCATATCCAGTAGGTCCGCCAACTATGTAGAACCACCAATGGAAGTACAACCCATACTTAGCGTAATACTTAAGCTCCACAATGGATTCTTTACCATTAACACAATTAGTCCTAATACACTTTATAGTGCTAGTTCCGTATATCCTTTCACCCACTTCATGTGTCATTCTTCCTCCTTAGGTAGATATCTCTTACGGATTCTATCTAGCCTAGCTGCTATCCTCTTGCGCCTAGCTCTTGTCTGCTTATCAGGCTCCTTACCTACGAGGCCAGCAGCCATAGCCTCAAGCACCTCCTTGATAGCTTCTTCATAGGCCCTTACTATACGTTCAGTCTCTTTCATACCTGCTCCTCACTTGAAGTCTAGACTCCCACATATTGGACAGCACAGCTCAGGTATAACCTCATCAGGACACTGAGGGTCAGACACGTATACCTTACCTGTGTCCCGCACCATACCCTGCCAGTTGCAGTTTAGGCAGGTAAGGTCATACTGCTGTTGTGGTTCTGGCTCAGGGTCAGTACCCCCCATAGGATAGGGAGGCTGATAGCCTATAATTCTATTCATCTTCATCCTCCTTCTCTACTACAGCAGGATAGGTTCTCTCAAGAAAGGCTTGGAACTCTTCCTGCTCTTTGGATAGTGGTAGCCCCATAGCCCTCATCATAGCATACATAGTGAAGGAGTGTCCTTCAGTTGCAGCTACGAAGGCTTGACCTGACCTAGACATAGTGGCACCTCCTTAATTTAGGCTTATCTCTCCAATAGGAACTATAGGCATAGCATCTGCCTGACCAGTATCCTCCCGCATCTGGTGAGACTCTAGCAGGAGAGCTACCAGGCTATCGGCATCTACTGACTCTAGTTCCTCCTTTACCCTATCCATCTCATCCTGCTTGATGATACCAGCAGTAGCAAGGTTGGATAGGATTTGGTCAATGAGTTGTTGGCGATGTAAGACTGCTATAATACGCATCAGCTATCCTCCTTTATTCTAGTTCATACCTCCAACTATCCTGACAGGATATACAGAACCATCTGCCTTCTGGATAGTCCCTGAGGCTAAGGCAACATACATTATCAGAGCCACAGTTAGGACAGTATACCATTAGCCAGTCAGGAGTATGCTCTGTGTTGTAGTTGTAGCTCCTGCGCAGGCTGGGGAGTATCTTACCACGTGGGATAGGTACTGTACCAGTTGCCACAAGCTATCTCCATATCTGCCACCAGCGTCTAGGCTTGTAGCCATGTCTAGCAATCAGATGCTTGAGCAAGTTATAAGGATTCTGATGGAAGCCATAGTGCTTATGAGCAGTATGCCTGAAGCATATACCACAGAATACTGCTCTTCCTTGTGAAGCATCATGCTTCCTTGCCTCTGCTAGTAGCTTCTTGTGTTGCTTGTCTCCAGTGTGCATAGTTAATCTCCTTTCTTAGCACAATCTTCACATCTTGGAAAGGCAAGCCCATCATCTATCCTAGCTTCCTTTGTCTTAACAAGATAGACAAAATCCCACTTACCTTTCTTAGGTTGCATCATCTTATGGCACACATTACACTTGACTCTTTCAGGATAATCAATTATAATATGCATCCTTGTTACCTCCTTTCTGCATTGGTTAAGTCATTAGTTCCTCTACGCACATTGACTACTATTATATCAGCCATGTGAACGCCTGATTGAGACTGGTGCCTGGATGTAGTATTAGAGTACTTGGTGATGTTACCTATCACCTTACCATCTGGCTGGCGCTGGAGTATTACAGTACCGTAGCTGAACAGCTTATCGCCAGTACTGCTAGTTGAACTACCTCTCCCAGGCTTACCTTTCCAGAAAGCATCATACGCTACCTTGTTACTAGCCATAGCTATCACCTCCCTTCTGCTAGTAGTTATAGACAGCTACTAGGATGAAGCACCATCCTTAGCGGTACTGAACTGCTACTATCTTCTTTACCAGTTCCATCTCACACTCGCACTCTGAGCAATAGAATATATGGTCTTCTGGTAGTAGGAAGTAGTCACCTGCGTTGCCAGAGTACTCAGCATTGCACTCAGGACAGTGGAGAATCTTGCGGTCTTTGGTAAGGATTTGGTCTTTCATATTACTCTTGATTGCCCTCATAGTTACCTCCTTAGTTCTCCATCCTATAAGGATTGCCTATACCTAGTATCCACCAGGCTAGTAGGCAGTGTCCTTCATAGTACTCCCAGTCCTTATACATCACACCAGCAGTTACGATGTAGCCTACTAATGCCCAGAGGTCTGGATGTAGGACTGTTTGCTCTTCGATTGTAGTGGTTACTATCTTCACTTCTTACCTCCACTACTTCTCCAGCTCATTAGCAATCTCTGCTAGAGTTGTATTCCACTCTTGCCAAGCATACTCGTAGCCTGAGAGCCAGTCTGAATTATTGGAGTTAGCATTAGGATTAGTAGAGCGTTGTGTCCAACTTAGTTTCTTAGACTTCATTCGCTCAAGGGCTAGCTTTAGCAGTAGCTTGGTCTCATTGCCTATTCTTGCCATTGCATCCTCCTTTCTCAGTCATCATACATCTATTATATCATATAGTATCCGTTATGTCAACCTTTCTGTTGCATCGTGCAACAGTTAAGATGGTTTACCCCCTGCGCCTTTGCATATTCTACCTCAGTTAGTATCTGCCCATCAGTAGCTTCGCAATAAGGACATTGTATAACCTCACCTTTGCTATAGTACTGCCCTTCCTTACAATAGCTACACTTAAACTTCAGTGTTATATAGTTATAAACTTCCATGTATGTCTCCCCTATATCATATTATCTATAGTATAAGTATACCATACAGTAATGCCAGTTGTCAATAGCCTGTTGCATCGTGCAATAGCCAACTACCCTCCTGCCTGCTAGCTGTGCGTGACTGTGCTCAGTATCACTAGCTGACTATACTCAACTGGACTGTTCTGGACATAAGAAAAGGTAGTACCATTTGGCAACTAAACAGTACTACCTTACTTACTTGTGCCTTAGCTTATGACTCCACCTTTCTTTAGAAGCCACTGCCTTATTGCATATCTTTTGTTCTTGTCTGCGTCTGCATCCCAGGCTTGCTGAACTGTCATGCCTGTGTCCTTGTATGCCTCGCCCTTGAACTTCTCAAACAAGTCTGAGCCTGGAGTAGTTGCGACATCAAACTTCTTGCCTCCGCCTCCGTCGCCTGTGCTGGCTCTGGCCTTAGGCTGAGACTTCATAAGACGGCAGGCTATGAGTTTTTCTCCGAAGTCGTAAGTATACCAGATACCGTCTGCCTGGTCTAGTTCGCCAGCATCTACCAGTGGCTTGACTGCCTTCTCAATGGCGGCTTTGACCTTGTCGGTCAGTCCTGCCAGTGCTTTCTGTTTGGCTTCTACCTCAGCTTGCTCCTTGGCCTTTTGGACTTTGGCAATCTCGCTGGCAATCTTGGCAACTGCCTTAAAATCACCGGTTTTCATTGCCTTGTCCATCTGTGCCATGAGTTCAGCTTCAGTAGGAACCTTGACATCAGCAGCTGGCGCTTGTGGCTGTGCTTGTGTCATCTTGACACCTCCATATAGAATAGCGTTTGTATTGTTGTGGACTGCTGGCAGGCACTAAGCCTGCGCTTTCATGGGTTGCCTGTGTCACCTACAACTTTGCTAGCCACGTCCTCGCCGAGACTATATGCAATTAGCAAGGCAAGTAATCTTCTTTCGGGTTCGCAGTTAATTGCTAGCTTGTCTCCTACTGCTAGGATATCGTGGCATAGGGCATAGATGACCTTATCAATGTCGCTCATCTTATCACCTCCCAGCAGTCCACAACCACTATTCATTTGTTAATGTGCTGGCTGGACTGTTACCACTGTCCTGTCCAGCTGGTATGATATATTCTACCACGTAGTCATGATAAATGTCAACCTTACTGGCTAGTACTTTAGTACTATATCAAGGCTGGTACTATAGTCCTAGGCCCTAGCGCATCATAACTATTGATACAAATGTGCTACTTCCTGGCTTTAATACCAGCCTGATAGCCTATGCCCCCAGGCTGCCGAACAACTTTTACTGGGGGGTACGGTCTGGCAAGTTTGCCACGCTGCCTTGTTCTCTACTCAAAGAAGGAGAATTCTCATCTGGGAAACTTTTACTTAACTGCTCTTCCTCCACTACCTCCTTTACTGTAACCATATCTTTAGCTTTGCCTCCAATGCGCTCTTTAGAGAACAGGCATAGTTCCAGGTTAAAGATATTCATCCAATCTCTTCCCAGTTCGTCACTCCACGTAATCTTGAAGGTTTTATCCATATTGCTCCTCCCCATATTCTCTTTCCTTCATCACTGCTTTGACTATCTCCACAAAGGTCTCATCATCAGCTACCTCCTTTCTGATATACCATAGGTCCTCCAGTTTAGTCATTAGTGCCTTGGCAGCAGGATAATAGCTTAGCATCTTGTTATAAGCCACTTCTTCCCCAAAGGCATATATCATACTTGAGAACTTCTCAGCAGCGCTGAAACTCCCAGGCAGCCATCTATGCCTGTGGCAGTATAAGCATCGGAATATGTTGCCAGCATCTACAGTGCCAGCATCCACAAAGTAGTGTGCTCTGGTAGGAGAGTCCTCACATCTGCTGTTGAACCAGGTTACCATTTATGACACCTCATTACCCCAAACATCCCAACCTTCAACTTGCCTCCTCCCAAACAGCTCTACCTTAGGACCTTCCAACAGGAGGTCTATCCTCTCTCTTACTTCCTCAGGTTTTACTGAGTGTGCTCCTACTGGGGCAAAGACAGTCTGTTTGATATCTCTGCGTAGTCTGGTTGGACGTCCTTGATTGGCTAGTAGCACTAACTCCGAGTTACCGTTAACATAATGTCCTAGACCTGAGTATATTCCACCATCTATAATTATATCTCCATCCATGAAAACTATATTACAGTTGCGGTTTAACTTTACCCAAACAAACGCACAGGTCTTATAGGTAAAGCCCCATGCTCTGATGACCTCAAATGCTTCAGGCAGTAAAGGCATTGTAGCCCAGAGTAGCAGTGTGCAGTCTGGATGGGCTATGCTCTGCACTGGTAATGCCTTAATGTCCTCTAAGCCCATAACTGGATATGCAGAGGTTGCGGCTCCTAATGCTGCTGAGTCTCCCATCTTGTCCGTATAACTCCAAGGGCAGTCTGCGTAGATGGTCTTATAGTAATGTCTGTTTGCCCAGATATTCATGCTAGTCCTCCTATAATTATCAAACATACTCCGCATAGTATTCTTACTAGACGTACCCAGTGGTCTCTTAGGAAAGTCTGTCTATTACTACCTTCATAGCTAGGAGCGTTAATGTATAGTATCCAACTATATATCCCATCTGATACTATCCACATTCCTACTAAGCCTACTGCGTAGTTTACCATGACTTAGGCACTCCACCGAGATTCTCTATCTCCACCTTAATCTCATCAAGCATCATCCCTATCTTGATAACCTCATCAATGTCCCTCTGGGCAGTTGGCACTGTGAGGATATGTTTTAGCCTCTGCACCTGCCTAGCACGCTTCCGCAGAAGATATAGTCTCCGCTCACGGTGCTCCTTAGGCAGTACTATCCTCTTACGTCCTCTAGTCTCAGCATATGGTGTAGTAGATAGCTTATCCAACTCCTGTGCTAGCCAGCAACACTGACCATCAGATAGCCTCTTAGCGTGCCAGCGGAAGTTCATCACCCATCGCCTAATGTTGCCTCCTGACTCTGACCGCTTCTGCCATATCCTACCTCGCACTACTGGCTCACCAATAGTGATGTCCTGATTGCAGTAGGAGCAGCGGGCAGTCTTACGGCAGATAGCTAATCTAATATCCATTATCCTATTCTACCATATAGGCTATCCCATTGTCAACCTCACTACCACACTTCGGATAAAAAATAAATTGTGCATGGGTTATCCTTGACAACCATGATTGGGCATGGTATACTATACTTAGGAGGCTTACATGACAGATGATGAGTTTGTTCCAGAAAGAGGCACCGCACTAGAACCAGTCCCCAAAGAAGTAGCAATAGCCAATACTCTTATTCCATACTCTAGAGATGACGCAAGGTGCAGGTATTTAGGCTATCGTGCCTGCGGGTTTTCTATCAGAGAAGCACTCCAGATGATAGCCCACTCTAAGCAGTGGCTAACCTGGTGCAGAACAGACCCTCAGTTCGTAGAGCTAGAAAACAACATCCCTAATTATAGGAAGGAGCTATCTAAGGAATATGTAGAGATAGAGTTCTTTCGCAACTTCCGTTATGCACTGGAGAAGGACTACAGAGTTCTCAAGCAATCTCTAACTGATGAGCCTATGGGTAAGCAAGACCACGACTACCTGCTGAAGTTGCGTTCTCAATATACTCCCCAGCAGTTGCAAATACTGGAGGCAATAGTCTCAGGCGAAGGTAGTGGCTTCAACTTTGCTCGCTTCGTGGCAGAGAACCAAGAGCTTATCCAATTTAGCAGAACAGATACATTAACAATGAAGAAGGCTTCTGGTGATGAGTCATAAACTAATGGTAGTTACTTGGGTAGACTGCGCCTACAACAGTGGTGGCGTGTTTAGCCTTCAGGAGCTTATGGAATATTCTTGTGTAGATATAAAGACAGTTGGCTGGGGTTATGATTTGGAAGATAGAGTAGTAATAGCTGCTGAGCACTACTTCAAAGCAGATGGTACTGCTGAGAGTTATCGCCACCTGTTTGCTATTCCTAAGGAGTGTATAAAGAACATTGAGGTCTTAGATGGCGAATAGACTCCCTACCGCCAAGAAGATAAATGCGGCTAAGAGGAATATCCGTAGAGCACAGATGGCTAGGCTCAGAACTAAAGAGCCACGCTCACCTGGTAGAGTCATGAGGAAGAGGCTATACATATTAGGTAGAGTACAAAGGATAGCAAGAACCAGGAGGAGGTAACTATGATTGAGATTCTCCAAATAGCAGGCAGTCTTGGAGTCGGCGCATTTCTTGGTACTCTGATATTCCTTATGTATCGTAAGGATAGACTCAACACTGAGACAATGTGGGCGGAGTCAAAGAAGTTCACAGAGGATAGACTAACAGAGCTTATTGAGAGTGACCAAGAGTCTAGAGAGAAGAATACCAGAGCACTTACAGAGTTAAATACCCTACTTAAGTCTATAAACGGGAGGAAGTAGGATGGCAGTAAAAAAGGCCCGCAAATGGATAAGTAAGGCGATTTCCCGCCCAGGTGCCTTAACCCGCAAAGCAAAGGCTGCTGGCATGAGTGTTCAGGCTTTTGCTAGGAAGCACAAGGGCAGTCCTGGGAGGCTAGGCAAACAGAGTCGCCTCGCACTAACGTTAAAAAAGATTGCTAGAAGGAGGTAACGGCTATGCCGAACGGATTTGCCAAGTTCCTAAAGAAACTTCAGCAAGCTACTACGAGGAGAACAGGGCAGAGGACTATTAGAACCACTAAGAAGTCCATAGCTAGAGGACCTGCAAGGGCCACTGGCAGAGCCTTAGCCCTAACTGGTCGCCCATCTAGACCTGGAGGCTTAGGCATCAGGAACTACGCAGTACAGCCAAGGAAATCAAGAAAGGCTAAATAATGGCTATAACCTCTGTATCCAAAGATGGTGGCTATCTAGTCATCGTAGAGAATGGCATAACTAAGCGTCGCAGTATAGTCTATGAAGATGCAGTATGCTCACTGCCTCCAGATGGCTATACTGAGGTTGGAGTTATCTATGTAGATGAGGCTAACAATAAGCTAGTCATCCAGTATAATGGCTCAACTACAGAGATAGAGCTAGATGCTACCGCTGATTTAACTGGAGCGGAGATAGTAGCTCTATTAGAGGCTCTAGGTTCTGGTAGTAGACTAGAAGTAACCTATCTGGATGATGGTAGTACTTATATAAGGTTCACTGTTGCTGAGCGCACAAAGTTAGGTAACATAGAGACTGGAGCTACTGCTGACCAGACTGGGGCTGAGATTGTAGCCTTGTTAGAAGCTCTCACTGCTGGCAACAGGCTCTCTCATACTAAGCTAGATGACCTTACAACTGGAGACCCGCATACTCAATATACAAAGCATTCTCTGGCTACGGCAGTTAGTGATTTCTTGGTTGCTTCTGGCGCAGGAGTATTCATTAAAAAGACATTAGCTGAGGTTAAAACTATCCTGGGATTAGGAACAGCCGCTTATACTGCTGCCACTGATTATATTACTCATGCGCTAGCAACTGCTGCCAACGACTTTTTAGTAGCCTCTGGTTCTGGTACTTACATTAAGAAAACACTGGCAGAAACTCTAACAATATTGGGGAAGGCTGCTGCATCGGGGCTTGCTTCCCTTAACGCTTCTTCAAAGGTAGTTCAGCAGCCAGCAAGCATCACTGACCATCTAGATGGCTCACCTGTTGAAGATGATGCTACTAAAGCCCCAACGTCAGAGTGGGCTTTTGACCATAAGGCCGATACTGGAGCGCACCACTCCCGCTTGCATGACCATTCACTTGCTGCCGATAGCGACTTACTTAATCCGATGGCAATGTATAGAGTTGATAACGGCTGCCTGAGGGTGCTCAATCCTAAAGGCGGGGCAGCTACTTGGGGCTCAGCACAAACAGGAGCAATTCAGATAAAGCTGCCAACTTACTCCAGAGATATGCTGTTTATTACAGGTGATGTTTATCCTTACCTGGAAGATAAGGGCTTCAAGTTCATAGCAGGCGGCTATGCTTATTCTCCAGGTACTTGGATAAAGACCTTTGCCAGGATAATCGGAAAAGACCCTCACGCTATAAAGGTTCGGTTTGCCAGGAACGCAGATAGCACCGAGCAGTATATCCTCCTTGGGGAAACAACTACCTCATGGCCCGGCTACACTCAAGTAGCCATAACCAGTGTATCAGTCGGCTACGGGCAAGCCATCGCTGACTACAAGGAAGGTTGGGAAATCTCAATAGTTGACGACCTGACTGGCTATGCTATAGCCAGAACGATAGACGATGCTACAATAGCGCCAGAAATTGATGCTAAGATAACCACTCATGAAACTGGGGGCAAACATCGCTGGACTGCTGATAAGCTCCTCAAAGGTGCTGGTGCTGGTGCTGACCCGACTGAGATAGATGTGCCTAGCGGTGTGACAATAGCTACTGGTTCTTATACGGGCAATGACACACAGAATAGGCAGATTACAACTGGCATGAAGTGTAGCCTAGTTATCGTAATGGGCATCTCGCAGGCGTTAGCATGGTTTTTAATTCCTGCCACTGGTTGTGTGGCACACGGCCCCACTTCCCATTGGGATGAAACCCACTTAGCACTTCACGCAACAGACGGGTTTGTGGTTGACGACAGGAGTAGCGCAGCCGCTGACACTGACTCAAACTCATCCCCTCACACCTATAACTATTGGGCAATATCGGAGTAAAGGGAAATGCATTACTATAAGAAAGTAGAAAACGGAAAGATAATAAGTGTAGAGGCTAAAAGCGCAGATATTGTCAGTCCTCACTTTGTAAAGGCAACAAAGGTTGAGTATGATAACTTCATAGCCTCACTTCCATCTCCTTCACCGCTTGAACCACCTAGAGATTTAGCCACTGATATAAATGACCTGAAAGCCAGAATTGAGAAGCTGGAGAAGAAGGAGGCGTAGAATGGGTTGGAGTGAACTTACAGCAGCACCAGAATTAGATAGAATCTTCAAGAAGCTAAAACTCAAGTACACTATGCGAAGGGTACTACAACCTGGTACTAATCCAGTAGTACAGATAATGCACGAGAAGAGGCTGAGTATATCAGTTATCAATGAGATTCTAGCTCTATTCCCTGAGGCTATCTATATTGAGTTTCTACCAGATACAGTCTTCCAGGATGAGGGAGATACATACGACTTTGGAGATGATAAGTAATGCCAGTAGTAGCTACTATTGAAGATGCGATGCGAGTGCTGTTCTCTGACAGACGTCTTGCCTTATCTACACTACTGGAGATAGTAAACAAGGATAGGCAGGCAGTCCCTCTTGCGCCTAATCCTATCCAGGATGATGTCATAGCTATGTCAGGAAACAGAGACATCTATGTCAAGCCTGGTCAGGTAGGCTTCACATCTATCATACTTGGAGACTTCTACCTGGATAATATCACTGTCAATGGCACTGTATCAGTTGTTATCAGTTACGATGAGTTCTCCGCTCAGAGGCAAATCCTTAAAGCTAAACGCTATCATCAGAGCCTACAGAGGAAGATTCCTACTATTCCTAAACTTGACCATAAGTCAGCAACAGAGCTCTCGTGGGAGGACAAGGCTACTAACTTCTACTCTGTCATGTATATCTTCAGTGCCAGGAGCTATATGCTAGGTCGTGGTGAGGCTATACATAATCTGCTACTGGATGAGTATGCATTCTGGCCTATTGGTACTCATGAGCTGGTGTTTGCATCTGCAGTGCAGAGAGTGCCTCTGAGGGCAGGAACTAAAATCCGTATTGGTAGCACAGCAAATGGCGAGGACAATCCTTTTTGTGAGATGTATAGAGCATCTAAGGAAGGAACATCGGTAGCCAGGTCAGTCTACAAGCCTCACTTCTATCCCTGGTTTATCCACCCTGAGTATGTGATGTATCCTGATGACCCATTCTGCCTACATGGAGATGACCAGGAGCCTCTACCTAATCTGCAACCAGATGAAGTTAATCTGATTATGCTTCTGATAAATACTTATAATCTTGATGAGTTTGAGGCTATGAGCAGGATTAGATGGAGGCGGTATAAGATAGCTGAGATGGCTAGCCTGAGACGGACAGGAGAGACTCAGTTCATCTTCCCCCAAGAATATCCAGAAGATGATGAGAGCTGCTTCCTGACAGCTGGTGACCAGGCATATAACATAGACATTATATCTCAGAAGATACGGGAGTGCTATCCTGCTCCTATCCAGCAGAACATAGTAAATCCTAAAACTGGCATAGCTGCTACCTTAGATATATGGTATCCTCCTGAGGAAGGCAAAGGCTATCTCTGCTCTATTGACCCTGGCAAAGGCAAGACATCTGAGTCAGTAGCTCACATCTGGACTTTCAAGGAGGGCTATGAGGAGAAGGATGGTAAGGTGGTGCCTCCAGAGATGAAGCACTGCGCAACTTTGGCAGGCTGGTATGATGAGTGGGAGATGGCTGAGTACTGCAAGGAGGCAGCCAGGTTCTATAAGAATACTGTAATAGCACCAGAGGATAATCTGGATATAGTAAGTCATCTTAGAGACTGGCCTAGCCTCTACTACCGTGAAGACCCTCGGGATGGCAAGATTATTAGAGCAGTAGGCTGGCAGACTAACGTCAGCACTAAGCCTTATATGATAACAGAGCTAAGCAGGAATATGGAGTACATCACTTGCCATGATATAAGATTCTGGTCACAGTGTAAGAACATCAGAAGGGATAGTTCAGTGCGGACAGGCATAACAGTGATAGGAGCAGATGACCACCATGATTCAGGCGCAATAGCAGTTGTCTGTAGAAACGCTATGCCAGTTGACAGAGGTTATGTAGGAAGTTGCGGATGGCCTGAAGGTTGGGGGCAATTCTAATGGCACATATGACAGCAGCAGAATTAGATAGACTAGCGCAGGATACTGGTTGCGACCTGCATGACGATTGCTTAACTTGTCCACTTAAGCGATGCAAGTATGACCAGTTTCGTTTTAATGAGAAAAGACAGGCAAGAGATGATAGAATATTAAGATACTATATGGATGGTAAGAGTGTCAGTGAGTTGGCAGACCTCTTTGGGCTATCTGTTAGAACTATCCAGAGAGTCCTTGCACGTGGAGGAAGTTATGCCTAGAATAAAAGATTCAGCAACAGATGTAATTACTAGATGTGATGACCTGAAGAGGTACTGGCAGCCAAGGGACTCCAAGATGCGCCAGTATTATCGTATGATAGAGATGGTGGATGAACTCAAAACAGAGAAAATGGAGAGTTTCGTCGGCAATGACCCAAGGTCACTATATAACCTTGTCCTGCATCTCCTAGACGTGAAGATTCCTCATAGAGTAGAAAAGACTGATATTACCCAGATAGAAGAATCAGTAGCCAATGCGGAAGTTAACCGATTCTTTGAGACAGCCTGGAAGGATGTAGCAGGCAGCTTCAGACGCAGAGGGCCTAGACAAAGCCTTAATAGGGCTAGGCTAGGCTATATGCTCGCCACTGGCTGGTATGCAGAGTTCTCCATAGTATCTGACGATGGTAGCCGATGCTACCTTGATGTCTGGTCTCCAACAGAAGTCTTTCCTATGTGGGATGGAGACTGGGGACTGGATGAAGTAGCTCATATCTTTGAAGTAAATCCACGAAGAGCCATAAGCATATCTAGACAGAACCGCTGGGAGATAAAGGAAGGTATAGCTAGGCAGTGGGCTAGAGGAAACGCCAAAGGTATCAGGGTCTATGACTACTGGTGGGTGGAAGTATCTGATGACTTTCCTTTCGCCCGCACTGTCTGGAACGCCATAGTCATAGACGGACAGCTGGTCAAGTTTGAGCAAACCAGATTCAAGAAGATACCTATCTATGTAGCGCCAGTAGGAGGTCTACCAGATGTGGGTAGTCTATCTGAAGGAGCAGTTGCAGAGACCTACTCATCAACTCTGAAGCTCCATACTCAAGATGCAGCTACTGGTGATAGGTGGAAGCAGGAGATAGGCCAGAGCATCATAGCAACTAATGAGCATATCTACCGCACCTGGAATAAGTGGTGGAGCTTTAGCCTACAGCTGCTGAGAGATACTGCCCAGCCAAGGATATTTGAGAGAAGCGCCAGTGGCAAGGCTATTGTCCGCCCTGAAGATGTCTTCCGCAGAGGAGCAATCTTCCGTGGAGGTCCTATGGACAATGTGGAGTTCATAGGCACTCCACCTATACCTCTAGAGTTAAGAAGCACCCAATTAGACTTAGAAGCCATGATGCAAAGAGGCGGTGTCAACTGGGGTATGTATGGCAGTCTGCAAGGACAGATATCCGCCTATGTTATGAGCCAGATAGCAGCCTCTGCCAATCAGGTTATGAAGCCTTTTCACCAGGCCTTCATTGACCTCAATACTGATATAGATAACGACTGGCTAGAGGACATCAGAGAAAGAGGAGTAAAGCCTTATGGCTGGGAGTACCCAGCTGACCTATCACCAGATACTAGAGCCACAGCAGAATATGAAATAGAGATTCCTGGGGACTTAGTACAGAGAGCAACCACAGCCAGAATGTTAGACCCAGAGTTCCAGCTTAGCTACTCCTATGTAGTGCAGAAGCTCTTCCCTGACATTAAAGACCCCCTGAGGGAAAGAGCTAGAATAAGAGCTGACCAGGCTGAACTCCACATGAGTAATGCAGTAATAGCTCTCATACAGTACCACCGAGAACAGGCAGCTTACCTGGAGAAGATAGGTGACGTAGAGACAGCAAGACTATACAGCCTAGCTGCCGATGCTGCCTTAGCACAACTATCAGCTATGGGTCAGCCTGCCAGGGAACCTCAGCAACCAGCAGCTCAAGTGCCTGGATTAGGTAGACCTGAAGCAGTACCGCAATTAGGACCTGGAGTATAATATTATGACTATGCCAGAAGAAGAAAAGAAACCACCAGTAATTCCTCCACCTCCAGTAGAGCCGCAAGAGTACTTCCCTGGCTTTAAGCTGGAATCTACACAGTTAGAAAAAAGTCGCTACCAGGCTCAGAAGCGTGTAACAGAGGCTAGCAGGGAGCTTGAGAAGGTTAAGCAACTTGGTATCAAACATCCTCTCAGCGGCATCTGGGGGTTTGCTCCTCCACCTGGATTATTCTCTCCCGCTGCTGGTGGCCTGATGTCAGAAGAGGACTATCAGCGTGTGCTTCAGCAGTCTAACGCAGAGCTGGAAACTGCTAAGAGGGATTATACCAAAGTTGCCTGGAGATACCAGGTGCTTCAGAGCCTACCTATAATACTAAAGGATAGGAAAAGTAGCATCAGGAGCATAGATGCTGTCGTAGCTGCCTTCTCTAATGAGTACTTTGATGACTCTGACCAGCAGTGGTTACATGGCATCTGGAGTAAGGCAGAAGGGCTAATACCTCCAGAGCTACCTCCTGAATTTGTAGGCACTCCTGAGGAAGCCAGGACACAGCTGCTAGAATCTATCCTCCAGCAGCCAAAGCTAGAGCTAAGGGGAGTCCATCATCTAACTGTAAATGAACTACTCAGGTCTTTCCAGCCTAGAGCACCAGAGCTTCCTAAAGGCATGGATACGGAAGATGTAAGGAGTATCCTTAAAGATTTACAGTTTGACGAAGAGACTCAAAAGCAGATAGAGGACATCCATGAGTTAGCTGAACAGCTAGTAAATGATTGGAAGTGTCAGGTAGCCTATATGGACTTACTCCGTTCTGGTGTAGAGCAAGCTGAGGCACCAGAACTAACTCCAGTAGAGTTCCTTAAGATGACCTTCACTCAGCCAGCATTATCAGCTCTGGAGTTTCTAGAGAAATACTTCAATATGCTTCCTAGACCTCTAGCTGCTCTGGCTATTATGGCTTTTCCCAGGATAAGAAAGGACTCTGATGCAGCTGAGTTAGAGGCCCTGTATAATCAGTATAAGGAGCTGGGGGAGAACAGCTGGCAGGCTGCATCTCTGGCTTATCAGGACTGGGATACTAACATCTGGCTCAAGATGTTTATAGAAACTATGTTTGACCCAACATCTTATATAGGCTTGGGCATCCTAACTAAGATAACTAAACCTCTACCTTACATAGGCAAATTCGCTGCTGGTCTTGAACGAGGCTGGCTAGAGCTCTGGGACTTACCCTTCAGAGGAGCCAGGAACATTATTAAGAGGATTCCTAAGACTCCTGGTCATTATGCTGTGTCAATTGCAAGGCAAGCATTCTTAGACTCCAGAGCCTTCCTCCGCAGAGTAACAGGCAGAAATGTGGATAGTCTCAGTGCATCCGAGATAGTAGACTCCTTCAAGCTAGCTATCAATCAGGCTGCTGAGATGCCCCACGAGACTGGCAATATGGCAGTCAGGACAGGGCGCTATCTCATAGACCACGACTTCCTCACTGACATCCAGGTCAAGGATATGCTTACTACTGCTGGTGTCAAGAAGCCAGATGTAACTAAGCAACTCCTTATGGACTTCAACTACAACTGGGACAGATTCTTCTACAAAGCTCAAACAGCTAAGGAGGCAGCAGCAGATATACTAGCCCATGCTGGATTAGAGCCTACTGAGGAGGTGCTAGGTAAACTGGCAACTCAGCTAGAGAAGCATCGCACAAAGATAATTGACGGTGCTACCGACATCCTCAGAGGCGATACTGCTAAGGAGATACTAGATTCAGTATTTAGGAATATTGAGGACTTGCAGCTGAGGAAGATAGCTAGCCCTGTCTATGACTTTGTCCGTAAGTCTGGCAGAGCTACCAGCTGGATAACTCGTAGCACTGATAAGATAATCCGCAATAGCCTGGTAACCTGGTTTGATAGGCAGATTACTGCTCCTATGGCTAACCAGTATCTGCTATTTACTAACTATGGGCCTTTCAATGTAGCTGAGAATGTTATGAGGAGCTTCCTTGGTGCTGGGGAAGTATTCTATCCAGCGGCAACCAGTCCTATAGATGAGGTCATTAGGATAGGAGAAGGCTTGACTAGTCTGCCTTACGACTTCATACAGCACCAGGGTAGATTAGGTAGGCTAGAGATAGCCGTCACTGACCCTAAGACTGGCAAGACACTAGTCTTCAGCAAAGGCAGGATACCTACTGTAACTAGACCAATGCCAGAGGCAGTTACTAAAGCACTTCCAAAAGTTGAGATAGAGCTACCAGCTGGAGTAACTATAAAACCTCGTGAGGGTATGGTGTCTTTGAGAATTGGTAATAAGGACTATCCTATCCGCTCCTGGCAGGACTGGAATGATATGTTTGGAGACATAGGCACTCAGCAAAGAGCATGGTACTTCCTAACTAAATACAAGCAGTTACTATGGAAGGAAGCTCCTGATGAGATGGCTCATATTGCTAAGGTCTTTGATGACGCAGATAGCCTACTGGCAGGGATAGAATCCTTTAGCAAGAAGGAGAAAGCTGACCTCAGGAGAGTCCTTGAGCAGGATGCTACTGTAGGACCTGACATGGTAAGAAAGCATGATGTGCCAGTGCTTGAAGTAGAGCGCAGGAAGGGACTATATGAGCTAAATAAGATACTGGACAAGTGCACTGACATATACTCTATCCATAAGCGGACTCTTAGGGAGGAGTGGCTTAGTGGTAAGATGGTAAAAGAAGGCATAGATAATAGGGTAGGTGCTGTGGCTGATAGTATCCGAGAGTTCAACATAGCCAGCCTAACTCATGAGGCTGATATGCTTGATAGACTAGTAGCAGACCTGGCTGAGTTTGTTCCAGAGAATTCAGATGAACTGCTTCGTACTATGGGCTTCATATCTGATTTGACTGAGGCTACTGGTGAGAGGATATCTGATGTCAGGCAGATTACTCGTGCCAGAGCACAGAAGCTAACTCCAGAGGAGACAGAGGACTTCTACAAAGGTAGCAATGAAGTGCTGGGAGAGTTTATAGGTAAGAGTAGTGAGAGTGTAGATGAGATACTTAGAAGTATCAGAAAAGCAGTAGAGGATAGGAAATTACTTAAGCCAGAACAGATGACTACTCTAGACAATCTTGCTGAGGCTATCCGCGCTCGCCATGCCAATACACTAGCTACTCGTGAACTTGACCGCAGAATAATCAATGAGATGATGGAGCAGACTCCAAAAGCTAAGCGGGATAAGGCCTTCTGGGAACATCTAGAAGCTAGGCGCTCTGCTGAAGCCTGGGAACCTTACTGGTCTAGAGAGGCTGAGCTCTTTGAGGCTGTAGAGGACATCAAGAATCAGCTCATGGTAGACTTAGGAGTAACACCAGATACTGTCAATGTAGTACCAGAGGTAGTAGACAAGCTGACTCCTGCTCATGTAGCCTATATGCTAGGAGTAACTGGTGATGACCTCAATAAGGCTCTGACCAAAGTTGGGGCTATGGTTACTATCCGCCCAAAGCGACAGTTCACTACTTGGGTATACTCTAAAGCCAAAAAGACTGCCAGCAGAGTAGGCAAGACTCCAGATGACATAGGATTCAGCAAAGAAGCTATTGGAGATGTCTATGACCAGATGTTCCAGAATCTAGGCTTTGACCCTAAGATGATAGCAGATGAGCCTCTGACACCTACTATGAGCCAGCTTGAAGAGGTCAGGCAGGAGCTGCATAAGATAGAGGGAATTAGCAAGATTCCTGAGAATGACTATGTGAAGTATAAAGGATATGTGAATAAGTTGGCAGATGACCTAGAGCAGACTCCTATGTATAGAGACTTTGCCGAACCTCCAGACTTTGAAGGTACTCAGCAGGTCCTTAAACTGGGGCATAGTATTAGTGACCTAAGGAAGATTGCATCCGGCAAAGGAACTATTAAAGTCTATCACGGAGCACCCACTGAATTTGCTGAGGCTTTAGTGCGGGAAGGACCTAAGATTCCATACAGAGTTCAGGATGTGGTTGATGAGGTTGCTAAGATTTATGGTCTAGACCGTAGAGAGCTATCTGCTCTGGCATATCGCAAACATGAGATTATAAAAGATTTGAGTGCAGACACAGCTCCTGTGGCTAGCAGATGGGCGCAGCACTTTCCTCAGGGAGAAGTGTTATCTGAAATAAATGATACTGCCAGATTATTGCTTAGGGCTAGACAGACTAGAACTGCTGGCGAGAAGATGTCTGATGCGTATGGGAGGGTGCTGACTGAGGGTAAATTAGCCTGTCGTGAGGCTGGTGTACCTGCAACTCACACTAATATGGCTAAGATTCTTAACCTACCAGACAAGTATGAATTAGCTACCAAGAAGGGGGCAATAGTAGAACTGGAGATAGACGCATCAACATTATCTGAGAGTAGAAGATTAACCGCACAGCATTACCTAGATGATATAGCTGCCAAAGAACTGCCTGAGGCTGAGGCTTTGAAACATTGGAATCATACCTATAAGGACTTCCATTTGAAGCCTGGGCAGATAAGGTCTGCGAGGATAGCTGTTAGGGATATTCCTTTAGGTCCTCAGACTGGTGGTAAGGAAAGGTGGTGGGCTAAAAAGGAATCTGCCATGATGAAGACTCGTACTCAGTATGAAATGGACTTCACTGACTACTCTAACGCCAACATGGTAGATGCTGCTATGAGAATGATATTCCCCTTCTGGCAGTATGAGTGGCAGAGATACTTCTGGCTTCCTCGTCAATTCCTCAAGACTCCTGGCATAGGCACTGGAGTAGGCAGGTATATGGATACCTCAGACCAAGGCTACATCCCTATCCCTGGCACTGACATCCAGTTTAATCCACTCCGAGGCACTGTCTTCATGGGAGGCTTCAGACGCCTATACCTCCGAGACTTCCCTGAATACTATGATGCCTTCCCAGGTATGGAGGTTATAGACTACATCAGCAGACTGGGCTTCTATCCAGGCATACACGTTATGCTGCCTATAATACTCTTCGGTGCTGCACAGAACAAGCCTGAGTTTGGTGAAGTAGCCCCTGCCTGGGTTAAGACTCCCCTCAATGCTGCTAGAGCAATAGCACCAGAGCAAGCAGGCAAAATCATAGATAGAATCTTTCCAGACAGGTTCAGAGACTACCTAACTATGCTAACTCTCGGCAAGTGGGGCGAGGATGCTGATGAGATATGGAGGAAGAAGTCTCAGGGTATAAAGCTAACTGAAGAGGAAGAGAAGCTCTGGCTTAGAGCAGAGGCAGAAGCCACTGGTCTCAAAGGTATCCTCTTTGAGCAGACTGGTCTGTTCCGCCTAAGGCCTCAAGAGTATACTCAGATACAACAAGACTACAGGGAGCTCATAGCCGAACTAACAGGAGTACCTACAGATGTCCAGGAGACTATCCAGCGGCGCTATCCTGTAACTGGTAAGAGATTCTCTGACTACTACAAGCTAGACTCTCTCCAGCAGAAGATTATCTATGAGCAGGAAGCCTATAAACGCTGGCAGGGAGTTACTACTCCTCTCTATCCTTCTACCTGGCAGCAGGAGGATGTAAGGGTCAGAGACTACTATGAGAAGGTAGAGCAACTCTATAACGATGCTCGCCATACTGGTATCTTTGATGAGCAAGGCAATCTAGTCCAGCCCGCTATAACTGAGCTAACTCGCCAGTGGGTATCTGGTGAGATAGGTCCTGACCAGTGGGTATCTGGTAGGGGAGAAGTCCTTGACCATGCCTCAGCAGCATCCTTAGAAATGGGCAAGAGAGACTATCCTGATGTGCCTAAGACTCTAGACCAGAGGGAAGCAAGATACAAGGAGCGAGGTATCCCTGCCCCTACTCAGAGCCCAGACCAAGAGCTACTCTATCTCTACTATGAACTGAAACCAAAATACAGCTGGGACTGGGATAGAGACCGCTATGCCTATGACTTTGACTCTTACTTTGCCAAGATAGATGCTCTACTAGAATCTATGCAAGGTGAGTTCCGCCAGCGCTTTGAAGATAGAATCCAGTATGATTGGACTCCAATGGAGAAGCTCTACTGGCAAATTAGCCGAGAGTATCTAAGACCCTATAGGCTAATAAGGAATATAGTACTAGAGCAGTATACTCCAGAACAGCAAGAGCTCATTAGGAGATATGAGGTAGCCAGAGGAGCTGAGCGTACTGAGATTAAAGATACTCCTGGACCTGAGGGCAGAAAGCTCATTAGCCACTTCACCAGCACCCTTAGAGAAGCTAGACAGAGATACAGGATGCTTGACCCTACCACTGATGCCTGGGCTTACTTCTTCGGCAGTACGGACTCCTTGTTAAGTACTCAAGCAAAAGAAACCTATAAGCAGTTGGAGAAGCAATACCTTACTCCGATGATGATAAGATGAGGAGGCTACCTATGAAGAAGGGATAAAAAATAAATGTTGTACTTACATTATCCTTGACAACCCCCATCATATATGGTATACTTATACTCAGAGGAGGCAATAAATGGAACCTAAGAACCAACCTGAAGGTGCCGTTAGCGGCGATGCAGACCAGACTACACCTACAACTCCTGAGCCTACACCTGCTCCTGAATCTTTAACCTCTACTGCCAAGGTAGAGATTGTAGACGGTAAGGTAGTGGTGGATGGTAAGAAGTTTGTAGCTGAATCTGACTTGATAGCCGCAAAGCGGAGTTTGGGGCAGAAGCTTGAAGAGCAGCAGACAATCCACAATGAAGCCATAGACAAGGCTAAGGTGGAACTCTCTGAAGCTCAGCAGGCTGCGGCTGCTGCAAACGCTAAAGTCCAACAGCTAGAACAGGCCAGTACAACTGGTGCAGTATCTGATGAGGATGCTGCGAGGAGTAAGCAAGAAATAGAAGCTGCTAAAAGCAGTGCAGAGCAGGCGGCAGCCAAGGCTCTCGAACTGAGACGGCAGAACATCATCCTCAAATCTGGAGGAGCAGTAACTGCCGAACAGTTAGAAGGTAAAACAGAAGAACAGCTTGACTCCTTTGAAGAGGCTCTAAAAGCCTTAGCACAGTCTCGGGGTATTGGCAACTATGCCACTGGTGGTACTGGAGGCGGTGCTGCTCCTGAAACACCTATGGACAGGGCAGCCAGGATACTCCAAAGTACTCCAGTACGTGGCACTCGCACTGCCGAGACAAAGTAGTAAATAAAGAAGGAGGAAAGAAAGATGGCAGACTCGGGCGGGCATTGGTCTACTTTAGCCGAAGCCCAAAAGCTAACACAGTCTTTGAAGATTCCTGGTGTCTTTGAGGAAGACATCAAACGTAATAACCCTTTAGAAAGAATGCCAGTCGCCCAGGCAGCCCGAAGTGGGCTCAAGATAGAGTGGTTAAGAGAACTCACCACTACCGAAAGCGCAGTCGCTGAAGTAGACATCGGTGAGCAACTCTCCTGGTCTGAAGACGTGACCTACGAAGAGAAGGAGATGGAACTCAAGCGCACCTATATCCAGCGCAAACTTGACCACTTTGTTGAAGGCATCTACGGCACCTACAATAACTACGAAGCCAGAGTGCTGCTAGAGTCCGAAAAGGGCCTGAAGAGACGACTCGGTGCAAGAATCATCTATGCCGATACTACCTACACCAGCTCCAAGCAGTTTGACGGTCTCCATGCCTTAGCTGCAGAACACGGTACACCCTATACTGCTGGCTCTGCCTACGATGCTAAGAATGTCGATGCTGGGGATACTGCGCTGAGCCTCGCTCTCCTGCGAGACCATGTAGATGCTATGAAGCTCGGCATAGACGAAATGCTAGTACCCTACGAAATCCTCCGCAGGTTTGACGCAGCCTATCAGGAGAAGGGCTTTGCCGGCACTGCTGGAGACCATAGTCTAATGATGATAACTATGGGCTACAACGAGATTGGCAAGAGAGTCCTCTTCTGGGAAGGTATCCCTATGATTCGCACTGACTACCTGGTAGCGGAGGATGATGATACTGGTACTGGCTCTAGCTCAGACGCACGAGGTCTCTATGCATCTGGTGATAAGGTCTACTCCATCTTCACCCTCAAGTACGGTAACGTGATGAACATGGAGCCTGGCATCACCTTTGCCTATGGAGGCACTGAAGGTCTGGGTGACTTCTACAAACTTGTTCGATTCCCTGAACTCGAGGACTACGATGCAGGCGGCATCAGGCTAGTCAACTATGGGGCTATCCTGCTGGGGTCGAGCCTGTGCCTCGGGAGAATCTTTGACATCCAGGATGCTGCGATAACTGTCTAAATCCTGTATGCAGGAAAGTAAAACTTTAAGTAAAAGAGAGGTAACAAATGGCTGTAAAATACTATAACCAGAATATACGCTTCTACAATGGGCGGTCTATAGTCCTCCCGCCTTTTGTAGAGAACCAGGTAGGACTTGGAAACCTTAGTCATCCTAACATAGCTGTGCCTGATTCTTCCCAGTCTTACCCACTTGGCACAAAGTTCATCGACGGCGATAAGGTGTTTAAGTACTGCGCTTTCAAAGCTACTGTTAATCCTGACCTTGGTGCTAAGAATGGCCAACCTCAAGCAGTTGCCTATGCAACGGTAGCGGATGATACTGCGCAGTATGCCACCTCCCTAGTAGTTGATGTCGGGAGCAGTGACGGTATATCGGGGGATGGAGAGGTAGCAGAGAATGCACTAGCTGGAGGAGAAATCCTCATATTCGATGCCAGTGCTTCTACGGGCAGTATCAAACGGACTATCGTGTCTAATACTGCTGTGGATTCTGGCGGTGGTGAGTGCACTATCACTGTCATTGACCCTATTCCCGTGGCTCTCGTTGGGGATACTGACCATGCTGAGATTATGGCAAGCCCATACAGTTATGTGAATACTGAAAACGAGAAGCCTGTAGTAGGTGTGCCTCTACTCGCATACACTAGTGGGCAGTATGGCTGGGTGCAAACTTGGGGACCTTCCTGGGTTGCTCCTCAGGCAGAGGTCGGTGTTGGCAGTAATAACCGCATCTGTGTGTTCAGGCATGATGGCAGTATTGATGAACTGGACTACTCTGACAGCTACAATAGTCAGGGGCAGATTGCTGGTTATGTTATGTCTATCCCGCAGGCGGGCGCAGGTGCGCAGGCTGCTCCGTTCATATTCCTGACAATCAGCAACTAAGCAACCGTAGCAAGGAGGGTAATATAAGCAAGGAGGGTAATATATGTCTGATAGAAGGTATAAGTGCCCAAACAAGAGCTGCCCAGTGAACTTCCAAATTCATACTGGCATTACGAAGAAATGCCCCAAGTGCGGAACTGAGCTTGTTCCTGTTGAGTCGAAGCCCGAATCTGGGTAGCAAATCAATCATTGAGGAGGGAGAGGAGCAAACTCTTCTCCCTCCTTAAATAAGTAAATGGGGGTATATCATGCCTTTGGCAGTCGAGAACCTAACTAAAGACTCTAGCATAGAACAAATCCGAGCAGCCATATCTGCCACTATCAAGAAGCTAATGGAGGAGGAGGGCAAGACCCAGAAGGAAGCCGCTGGGCAGGCTTACAGTATGGCTCGTGAGGCAACAGGCAAATCTTTGGACTATGGGAGGTAGGAAATGTTAGACACAGGACCTTGGATTACGGTAACTATAGCCAAGAGTGGAACTACATCTAGTGAGGCTGACCTGCTAAGCCAGTATAGAGATGTTCAGGTTTATAGCCCAGCACTAGACTCAGCTAGCATCACAGTAAAGCCTAGCAGGAACTCTGGTGATACAGCAGTTCAGGCCTATACCTTTGATGCTGATGCTACTGGGGACTTTGCTAATACTACTACCGCTAGAACTACAGCAGGTATGAATGTGTTTAGAGACATATGCGCTAGGTTTGTTACCATCGTTCTTGGTGCGTCACAAACATCTGCTGCTAGAACTTTCTACATCCGAGGTATCAATCCAATTTAGGAGTAGCTAATGGCAAGGAAAATTCATGATGACCTACTAGCTGCTCAGAACTCAGCTACTAATACTCCTTACATCTATCTGCTCTTCACCAGTGCAGATGGGAATACTACCTATGACTATTCCTCTGACCAGGCTGGTAGACGCATACTTCTTATAGACCATAACGAAGAAGCCTACGGTGGAAGACTACCTGAAAGAGAAGCCATCATTCTTCTCAGGAATGATGATAAGACTATACCTGACCTCAAGGGCTACTGGACTGAAATAGGCTATGGCTATATCTGTGCTGGAGATACTGCTAGGTACTCCCAGACTGCTCGCCTTTGGGTCAAGCACCAGCAGGAGATATCTGCACAGGGTAGAAGGGTAGTCCTGCTAGAACTAGAAGGTATGTGGGCTAAGGCTTATGAGATGCCTATGAGACGCACTGGCGGAAAGCCTCCCTACTACATAGCAGAGTTTGAGGGTGATACTATCTACGACATTATGAAGGCAGTTATTGAGACAGACCTTGAGTGGACACTGGAAGCACTGGTAGAGGATGATGGCATTATAAGCCGTGTTGAGCCTTCATTTGTAGTAAACATACAACCTTATGAGTCTCATGCTGGGGTGCTCTACAGGCTTATCAGTATGACTAAGAGCTATCTTAAAGCCAAGGCAGGTTTAACTGTTGAAGTCAAGTATCCTCAAACTTCCGACAGTGATGACCTATCCTACTACTCTGACCATGCGCCATACTTCTACGAATATATGGAAAGGCGCAATGTACTAATACCTAACCATGTCTATGTCTTTGCTAACCAAGGCTCAGATGGTCTCTGGGCAGATATAATAGTTGGTGAAGCTAGCGACGCTGCCGAGATTGCTGCCTATGATGATATAGCCAGACTGGTAGAGGCTCCTTATATAGATAACCAAACTGATGCGGATAACCTGGCAGAATCAATATTAGCCAGAGCCAAGATGGAAGCTCTCGCTGGCAGAATGTATGCTCCTCACGATTGCCAGGTAGAGCTATATGACAAAATAGCAGTAATTGACACGAGGGGTATATAATGGCTTCTGGCGCTATTTCATTACTGGATACTCAAGCTATCAACACAACTGCCTATACTCCTCACGCTGTCCATATAGGAGGTAATGTCTTTGCGGTAGTGTCTCAGGATGGTACTGATGCTAGAATCCAAACCATCTCAATAGACACAGCTGGGAACATTACTCTAGTGGATACATGGAATACTGGTCTTGCCAGCAACACCCAGTTCCTTATTCATATATCTGGAGCTACCTTTGCACTAGCATATTCTAGTAGTCCTAGCATGGCTGGGATAGTAAAGACATTCTCTATATCGGCTGCTGGAACTATAACGAAGTCCTGGATTGCCACTCATACCTTTGCGGCTGGCGGCGCTGCTTGGGTCTGGATTAGATGTGAACCTGTATCTTGTGGAGGTAACGTCTGGGCTATAGGTTGTCAGGATAGTCCTGGCATAGAAATCTACACCATAAGTATATCAGATGATGGCCTTACCATATCTACAGCCGACAAGCAGGACTATGCCATTTCCCAGAACAAGGTGATGTCTATGGCTAATGTTAGAGGGAATATCTACGCCTTGGTGACTGAGCAGCTAATCAACCCCACTACCCTCTATACATTTGAGATAGATGCTGGAGCTATAACTGCTAAGGATAGCGCAGTTATCGGTGCTGCTGATGCTGGTACTCCAGGCCTATTTAAAATTACTAATGGTATAATAGGTATCTGTCATAATACTAATGTCCTCGAGACCAGACCAATCGCTGCAGATGGAACTATCGGCGCTCAGATTGATGTAGCTGTTGAGGCTGAAAGGTGGTATAACTATCCACTTGGCGGTAACATCTGGGTATATCAGATAGGGAATAATGTCTACACTAGAAGCTTCACAGATGCTGGTGCTATCGGCGCTGTTATTGATACGCAGACTTTAGGGCTTACCAGTATCGGTACTCACTGCCACCTGCATGGTGTTGGTAATATGTGGACGTCATTTACTTCTGCATCTCCAACTCTTGACCTGTATGCACTGAGTCTGTATATTGTAGCAAGTTCTTTGCCTTCTGACTCTATGGCTAGAGTAACTGGTATCCGCCATATCTATAGACCTGGAATGTTTAGGATGGTACTAAGCCTTGGTGATGTTAGTAATACTATAGAGATTGCTGAGGCAAAGGTCAGAAAGGAACTAGAGATACCTGAGCAGCAAACTCCAAAGCCTGAGCCTTATCCATTTGCACCAGAGAGACCTATACCTCCTACTTATCCTAGGCATGGAATCGTTCCTCCACCAGAGCCTTTAGCTCCAGAGCCTCTTCCTAGATATCCAGAACCGCCTATCCCTTCTATCCCTTCAGCAAAGGTAACTGTTGAAGAGCAACTTCCTGGTATAACAGGCCCTCCGATAGAGATTCCTTTAGGAGAGACACCAAGCTTCTGGAGTAGAATAACTCCTTGGAAGGAAGAGGCAGGAGAGACCTTTGGCGGAGAGTTTATGAAGAGGGTTAGAGCAGGCGCTCAGAAGAGACCTGGAGTACTAGGAATAGTAGGAGACATATTTGGGAGGTTCTTCGGTGGGGAGAGATAATGCAAATACTATGTGGAGGCAAAGAGTGGGGCATACTTTAATAGGCGCAGATGGGCTTACTGCCCTAGCGCCTTATAACCTTCTGGAGGTAGTATAGTGGGTCGTGAGAAAACAGGTCGCCCAATAGATACTCCCATTGGCTCAGGCCTTAACGTCACTGGGCAGGACTTTGAACGTAGAGCACCTATCATACCGCCTGGGACTATATCCTACATCTACAGTGGAGAGTTCAGAACTACTACCAAGACTGCCAGCTTCACTCTCAGTACTGAAATGGTAGTACTGGTAGACGCCACTGCCTGTAGCATAACTCTGACCTTGCCCGCTGCCAGTAGCAACCGCCACAAGGTCTACTACATAAAGAAGATAGACCCCACTAATCATAGTGTAATCATAAGAGGCAATAACACTACAGAGAATATAGACGATGAAGAGGAGTTTGAGATAACGATACCCTACACTTGCATTACAGTAATCTGTGATGCTTCTGACTGGTGGATAATCTAAAGGAGGTAATTATGGCTAAGGGAGTTCCTAAGAGGGACGGTAGTGGCAAAGGCGTAAGGGCTAACAGAGGCAGAGGCGGCTGTGCTACTACTAAGAGAACCGGTAGAGGAAGGAGGTAGCTTATGACATATATACCTATGCAGGAAGCTCAAAGAGAGGACATCTCTATACAACAAGAGCAACTGGCTGCACTTAGAGTAATAGCAGCACAGTTGGCAGAAGTAACAGGTAACGAAATAAAGGAGGATGAGGTAAATGGCTAGATTAGAAGGACAAGATGGAACTCCAGCAAAGGTAAATTCAGAAGGACAGCTACATGCTTGGGCTAACTGCTTCAGTGAAGACCACTATGCAGCGGTGCAAGGTAATGCCTATGTTATGGACTTGGATGGTATAGCTACTAATGGTGCTGAGCATATCGCAGTTATCAAGAACACTGACGACCGTGACCTGATAATTACATCAGTCACTATCTGGGTAGCAACCTTCAAGGACACTACCTATGTTGAGGCGCTGCTGAATGAGACCTTCACCTATGCTGCTGGTGGTACTGCTGTTACCCCAGTCAATATGAAGTCAGGACTGGTAGGTGGCGCTGAGGGCGAATTCTATACTATAGCTGCTGCTGGAACTGACATCACTACCTTTGGTGGAACTGCCGTCTTTGGAGGCAGATTCATCTTCACCACTACGCCTCTTAAGTGGCATAAGGACAGCGGCTGGATAGTACCTAAGAATCAGGTCTGGTCACTATACAATCAAGGTAATGATAATACCTTCTACGGCTATATATCATTCTACTATCATAACGGATAGGAGTAACTTATGCCAGGCGGAATAGACACGAGACTAGTAGGACCTGATAGCAAACCTCTGCATAGTGATGATGGCACGCTAGCGGTAACTACAGAGCAGAAGGCACATAGCCACTTTGTATCTGTTGCCCTAGCAACTATAGCAGCCTCACCCTATAGGCTAGTTACTCCAATCAGCACAGGTACTATTGAGATAACTGACCTGCTGCTAACAGCAGAGGAGAAAGCTAACGGGTCTATTGTTGTTCAGTTCAATGACGGTACTGATACTGCCATAGTAGCTACTGGCTATGTAGCTACTAGAACTCTCAACTTGTTCATGCCTTTCATCGGCAGGGTGCAAGGATGGAGGTCTGCGTACTTAGAAGCATCATTGGCTGGAGACAACTTTGCTGCTACTGTAACAGTAGTCTACATCAAGCATCCCGAGACAGGTCCTGACTACGCTAAGTGGAACTCATTGAGATAGGAGGTAAATTATGGGTAAAACTGCACTACAGATGAGGGCTGCGTTAAAGACTGACCTCAGGACTACTGATGAAATAACTGATGCAGAGCTCAACCGTGCCATTGAGAGAGCAATATCTGACCTTAGCAGAATGTTGCCCAGAGAGAAGACTTACGAGGAGAGCCTACAGTTCTCTGTATCAGCTGAGTCAGTTACTATGCCTGCTGATACTAGCCTGGATGCTATCGTTGCAGATGAGGACATATCATCTTTTGCTGCTGGCAGTACCTGCACGATAGATGGGCAACCTGATGTGCCTAGGCCGCTAGTAGTAACTCTGACTGATGCCGACAACTCTATAACTGGAATGACCATAGATATCGTAGGTACTGATGAGAATGATATTGCCCTAGCTGAAACCTTCTCCTACATCAAAGGTGATAGCAAGACCATCACAGGGAAGAAGTATTTCAAGAATGTCTACTCAGTCACTGCTGCACAGATAGCTGGAGTAGGTGCTTCAGACATTCTGGACATAGGCTACGGAGCTTATACTGATGTCTGGGTTAGCCTAGCTAACAAGCCTGTCAAGTGGGGCAGTGAGAAGGACGTAACTGACGAGGACGCCAATGCTCTCACCCGCAATACTGACTTCTACATAGACTATTACAACGGGAGGATTAAGGCTATCAGTGGTGGCG